CCAAAATCCGTTATAAGTTGTAACCGATATTGAGGTCACACCTACGATAAAATTATCAGCAGTGAAATTTGCATAACCACTAACTCCAGTTATGGTAAATGAAGTGCCAGTTCCAAGATAAATTACACCACTACTAGCTTTCCCAGCAGTGACTCCAGCATTATACTGGGTAGTCTTTATGGTTCCTACAGCAGTAGCACATGCACTCGGCGTTTTCGCTGACGGTGTTGTACCTGCCGATACGCATGCATTGTATATAGAGTCAACACCAGCCTGAAAATCCGATTTCATTGTTGTTATCGTGCTATTTATCGTACTAATACTTTTATTAAGAGCAGTATAAGAATCGTATACAGCTTTACTAGAAGCACCGACTCCTGCACTTGCTGCTCCACCTGATGATGTATATGCATCACTTAGCATTACATGACTATATTTGCTAGCTGTTGCTTTCTCATCAGCATGTCCACTGGCTAATTTGCCATCACATATTGATTTCAATGCATCATAACATCTTTTAACAGCCCAACTACTTGCACTTACTGCATTGGCTGCTTTTCCTCCACTTTCCTGTGAAGAATCATTGTAATTATCATTTACTTTTAGGTGTCCATAATTCGTGCTTGAACCTACTCCATATGTAGTATCTGAACTAGCATGGCTTGTAGGTGCTTTTCCACTAAGAGCTGTATCAGTAGCTGATTTGTTAGAAACCACTGTATCATATAAGCTCTTTATAGAAGCTTGACTAGGAACCTCTGCATCATCTGTAGAAGCATTTGATGCACTCGAATTTGTTTTAACATGTCCATACAACGTAGAGCTGGCTGCACCATATGTGCTACTATCTCCTGCTGAATGGATGTTTGGAGCCTTGGCTTCTTCCAAGTTAGCCCATGCATTATACAAAGCATTTTGGCTTGCTCCTATAGAATAACTTGCGGAACCATTAGTTGTTTTACTGCTATAATCATCACTTAATTTTACATGACCATAGAGTGTACCTGTGGCTCCACCATACTTCAATGTCTCATCCGAATGTACTGTGGGTGCGACACCGTTCTTTATAGTATCCTCAATAGAGTCGAGTCTTTCCTCTGCACTATCCATTGCGTTTCTTAGTGAAGTGGTTACTTCAGTCGTTGGTATATTAATTAAACTTGAATCTTTTGTATCTGATGAAACTGTACGAACTTCCTCTGCAACACTTGTTAAGTTATAAAGGTATTTCCTTATGTTAGAAAGTGTAACAGAAAGTGTTTCATTCTTTGAACTGCCCGGTAATGTTAACGAGCCGTTTGATTTTTGCCCTACTTGTACGTCTAAAGATGTCGTTACTGGCATAATATCGTATACGGTACCATCGCTCCGTATATCATGCATTTGTACTTGTTCTTGCATGTTAGCCATATTAATTTCTCCTTTCAAAATGAATTTTCTGATAACGAGATTACATCTTTCAAGTAAAAATATCAAGCAATAATTTTAACCTCATATTGAGAATACTCTGATGATTTATTAAAATCATCTACTCTTAAGAGTAAAGTTTTTTAATTAGCAATAAAAAAGACGGATATAGATTTCTCTATATCCGTCTTTGATTATTATATTTTGCAACTATGCATTGCTCATTTTACTACGATAAAGGTGTGCTCCGATTAGTACCATTTGCAATTTCATCCATCTTAAATTGGGTTATCGTCGATGATATGTCTTTGATTTCATTTAAAATACCAGTATTTATTTGATGGATTGCTTCTAGTGTATCGTGATTTATTTCCATTGCATCCATAGCTTTAAGATTTGCCATGTATTGCTCAGATAATTCTCTAGCCCTATTAGATAATTCTTTCATCTTAGGGTCATCACCATCGTAGAGTATATATGCTTCTGTATCTTTTTGCATTTTCTTAGCATCATTAATCTGCTTGGTTTTACCATGTTTTAGCCATGCTATTGCAGCTGTTACTGAGATAGCTGCTGTTGCAGTGATTGCTAAGATAGCTTTCTTTTTTCTTCTGTAGTTATTCATTATTTTTTCTGCTTCTTCAGGAGTTTTACACTTCTGAAGTTCAGCCATGGAAATCTTTCCTTGGTCTATAAGTTTTTGGTCTTTAGCAGAAATCTTAATTTTTGCATTTTCATTAAGCTTAAGCTCTGAAACTTTCTGAACTTTCTTACTGTCAAAGAAATCTCTTATTCTATCTATTGATTTATTAAAGAAATCTCTTATTCGTTTAAGTAACCCTTGCTTCTTATAATTATTACCATCTTCCATGTAATAATTATCATTAAAATACTCAATGAAACTATTATAAGAAGCTTGAACTTTGGCACTATTCCTGTCGGATAATGTACTCATATTGGCACCTCCGATTTATTTTGTATTGTAAAGCCCAGATATCATCTTCTTAGCCTCTAAAAGCATCTTCGCTAATTGCTTTTGGTCTTTAACCTTGCTGATGCTTACAATGTATGCAGCCGTCTTATTAGCTTTCACAATATCAAGATTTTCACCTGTGTTCTTTATTGCAGTATCAAATCCTCTTTGGAGAGATTTTATTGCATCAGGGTTTCCACCATTTTTCTCAGCAGTACTAATAGCACCTGCAATGTTATGACGAGCCGTTGCCATTATATCTTCAACGCTCTTTCCATCAGCATTCTTAGGAGCATATTTTGCAGTATCTGCTTTATTCTTAAGAGCTGACTTAACATCTTCAATCCATCTTCCTAAGAAATGAGTACGGTCTTTATTTATCTCCATACTAGCTGCAGCAAATACATTCTGAGTTTTCTGTTTTTCAGCCTCATCGAGTTTAGCAGAAATCTCATCATTTCGCTTTACAAGCTGGGTAATCGTATCCTCATATGCTTTGGTTTTCTGCATTTCTTTATCCTTACTCTTTTTAAGTATTCCAATTGCAGCGCCAACTGTTAATACTGTAAGGGCAATCTTTCCAGCAGTGATAAGTTTTTTCTTATTTCTGTAATTATCAAGTGCCTTGTTTACATCATCAGCACTCTTGCACTTCTCTAATTCCTTTAGAGAAATATCACCCTGTTCAACCATTTTAAGATTTTTAGGTGATAATTGTAATTTTTCATTTTGGTCTCTATCCTTAGCAGCATTGATTGCTTCATCTGAACTTTTTCCTGTAAAGAAACCAACGATAGCATCACGGATTTTCTTAAAAAATTCTGATATTCTACTCATCAGTCTTCCTAGAAATCCTTGTTCTTTCTGTGGATTTCCATCAGAATCTTCATAATAATACCACTTATTATCTTCAGCAGTAAAATCATCAAGCCACTCTAAATATGTCATTTCCATAAGAGAGCTCCTTTCATAATCATTTTAAAAAGATTATCTGGAGAATGATTATGGTCTATCCTCCAGATAATCTAATATATACTAGAGACTAGCGATTATTGCGTCAATCTCATCTTCCCAAGACTCGTCATACTCGGTATCAGTCTCAGAATCATCTTCGTAATCTTCAGCAGACTCCTTAAATGGTAATTTCTTCTTCTTTGCCTGCTTCTCAGAGGTCTTACCTGCAACTGAACGAATTGCTTTATCGCCTGCAGCAGCAATCTTTGTAAGAATCTTATGCATTACATTGGTGAATTTTCCAACAGCCTTTGATATAGCTGAAGATAATTTAGATACGGCAGCCAATATCTGTTCAGATGCTGGAACCTTCTTAATCTCTGCAATTCTAGCTTCACTAGCTCTTGCAGCTTTAACGCCTTCAGCTTTAACCTCGTTGAGCTTCTTCATTGTGTTGTTTACGGTACGGCTGTATACAGTGGTAATATCAGCAAGTGCATTATCAAGATTAGCCATAACGAGATCTGTACGCTCTATAGCACTCTCTGATGAATCCATAACACTCATCTTATTCTCGATAATATCGACAGCACTGAAATACTTATCAGTCTGCTTATCAATGTAGGTATCATATGTATCTACATCAATCTTGCCAGTTACTAACTGTGTCCAAGGCTTTGTAAGATTATTCTGGAAATCTACTTCCAATTTAATCATCTCTGCAGCAAGAGCCTTGCCCTGCTTTGTTAAATATGGATTAGTCTTGATTTCTTTGACAGCATCACGACCAACCTTCTTTAATGCCTGCTTAAATTTAAGCTGGCTGAATTTAACCTGTAGCTGTAAGCTGAGCTCTTTTATCTTCTGAATGATAGAGTCAACAAGAGCTTTGATTTTCTCAACAACTACAGATACTTTTCTCTTCATATCCTTCTTAGGATTAGAGAAAGCATAACTTCCAGTGCCCTGCTCTTCGAAAACATCATCAGTATTCTCAGTTTCAGCATCTTCCATAATATCCTCATCAAGAATATCATCAGAAGGTAAATCTGTATTTGCTTCCTCTAGAAAATCATCAATCCAATTCAAATACTGGTTCATTTAGAATTCCGTCCTTTCTTATATTCTAATTTGATTCAGTTGTTGTAGATGTTGTGGTTGTTTCAGGAACTGGAATTGACTCAACATTGTCAAAGTCAAAAGTAATTGCAACCAACTCATCCATTGTACTAACTTTAAGAATCTCCTGCTCAATTGCTTGCTGACGAGAGATTCTAGGTCTTACAACCTCTTCTATTTCCATTGCAAGCTCCTGCAACTCTTCCAATGTCCAATCATATGAGCAAGGCTGTCCCTTAGCATTCCATGAAGGGCTATAAGGAATATTATTTGTTGCAGCCATGGTTGTGATAAGTATCATAGCCTGTAAATAAGCCTGCTTTTCAGCAGTAATAGAATACTTAGCAGCAACGCCGCCGTGACATGTAGACTCTATAGGGTTATTCTCTAACCATGTAGCAAGAGCTGTCTGTGATTCCGTAATTCTTGCCTGTTTAGCATCAGCAAGAGATAATGTAGTAATATCTGTAACTGGTTCAAGCGCTTTAACTCTCTCATCCAATTTATCAGCTGTCTCCTTGTATGTAGCAAGTGTGTTAGCTGTCTCAGATATTGTTGTACCCTGCTTCTCAACTGTAGTAGCAGTAGTATTAATTTTCTCTTCAAGAGTAGCATTCGCCTCTTTAACATCGCTAACGAGCTGCTTAGCATCCTTAATAGCTGTATTATTTGCATCTACAGTGTTGCCAAACTCCTCGATTGAAGACTCAAAATTCTTAACGAGATTCTTTGTCTCATCAGTTGCGATATTAGTTGCATTAACGCTTTCATGGAGAGTGTCCATTGCAGAACGAATAGAATCAAATGATTCTACTCTCTCATTGAACTTATTTGTCATCGAGTCACTGCTGTTGATAAGCTCTGTAACTTGATTAATTGCCTCATTGATTGATGACTGAAGACCTTCATTGCCCTCTTTAACAAGGGTCATTGCTTTAACCCCGTCCTCATATGTTGCCTTAGCGTCAGCTACTTTTGCAAGAGCATCAGTAACGTTATTGCTCAATGTCTGAGCATTTGCTGTTAATTCAGCAATTGTATTTGCCTGAGCTGCTACAGCTTCAGTTGCTTTATCGCTCTTGTCAACTGCGGCATTTAATGTGTCGAGGTATGTCTGGGTAGTATCACGAAGCTCTGTGAAGATTTTAAGTGCTGATTCAACTGATGTAGCAAGGCTGCTAACGTCAGCTGACAATGTAGCAATCTTCGCACTCGTGTCATTCTGCTGTGCAAGTGTTACTACGAATTCGTCGTCTTCACTTCCCAATGCTATAGAAATCTTTGTCTGATAACCGTTAAGAGATACATCAGACGCAGGAATATCATTTCGTGAATCGCCATCATCATGAATACTTAGAGTAACGAGGCTACTCTCATCAGCGAATGCTTTCTTAACTGCACTAAGTGTAGTATCCGTAAGCTGTAAAACAACGGCATCAACAATGTCGCCATTCAGTGTTGTCTTGATTTTTGTGTAATTGCCTAGGGTGAAACTAGTGCCATTAGTCAAAATAACTTTCATTGTTATTTTCCTCCTTTCTGATTTTAATTGACTGTTTTCAGTAAGGAAAAGTGTTTTTCTTTAAAATCATATAATATCTTTTCAAGTCATAAAGCACTGATATTTAAAGAGAAAGAAGGAGGAGAGAATATGAAAACCAGTGTAAGTGAACCAAATAAGCAGTATGGAATGAAGTTTAAATTCGTATTTTATGATGAGATGGATTTTGACGAAATTGTAAAAGAAAGGAAGGTGAGTACTGATGAAAAATACATTGTTAGAGAAATGGATAGCCAAGATGCGTAATGTTACAGCTAAAGAAACGCATATTGGACCATCAAATAAAATCAAGCAATTTGCAGATGATGATGTCGCTTGGTATTGTACTAATTTTTATGTAGCTGCATCTGAGGGTGAGATACATATTAGGCAATGGAAAAATCATAAGAAATATTCTCAAAAAATTACTTCAGATATAGATCTCATATACAGCAATTATATTAATAATGCTGAGAGAATGATTAAAGAAACAGGAGAGAAGATTCTTAATACAAATGATTGGTTCCTAGCAAGTACCGAATTTATGGAAGGCGAAATCTTTATGGCGATAGCTCTCAATAAATACATTGAAGGTGGTTCTACTAGATATGAAATGCTTGATAGTGTTAAGTATGGATATCTCAAAGTAAGAAATACAGCCAAAAAGTCTGGTGTTAATGAATAATAAGTAGGGAAGGTTAATTAAAAATGAGAAGCGTAGAAGAGTTGATAGCTTGCATCAAAATGGGGGTAGGTGTTGGCTTGCTATCATGTGCAGTAGATAGGTACATGAATATCAGAAGGGGACGTACCAAATCAGATACAGAAGAGGATAGTAAAAAAGAAATTATACTGAAGGAGAATCAAGCTAAACGGGTTGATCATACTCCAAGATCATATCATACGTTATCGTATACAGAGCTTATATTTGAGAAGGAGAATAAATCACCCGTATTTTTACAGAGGAATGTCTATACAGACAGACATTACAAATGTAAATTAGCAACTACCAAAGAAGCTGATTATTTTGAGTTTTATCATTATAATCAGAAAGAGATTACAGCAATAATAGATGCTGTAAATAAATCTATATTAAAACCACTTGATTGTAGTATTGATTTTGGAAGAGAAAAGATTCTTCCTATTGCCCGTAAAATGTGCGTAGGAGAAATTGATTTAGAGAAAGCAATACTAGCATTTCAAGATGCTGAAATAATAGGTGTAAAAGAATATAATAATCACGAGAATAAAAATAATTCATTCGTGGAAGAGTTATTTCTAATTATGCCAAGTTTAATAATAGGAGGGGATACAAATGCTGAATGACAACTTCATATGTATAATGATGGTTATAGCTGGACTTGTTCCGTCATTAATGGTTTTGGGGTTAGCAACACTTACTGCTATTAGTACTATATCGGACTATTGGTATTGGAGGATACTTGAATGACAATTTTTATTGAAAATGCAGTAGTTGCATCTGTATGCGCTGCTGTTTTAGTTATTGCAATTGCTGTAATAATATTTTTAGGTTGGATACTATACAAATTTTGGGAGGACCAACATCCTCCCAAAGTATACTCAGATTCTAAATTAGCACTTGATGGTGATTTTGTGGTAGTAAATTCATGGACTGCTGTATATCTAATTACAATTCCATCTATTAAGAAATATCGTATAGAATTGGATAAATCAATTAAAGTCTATGAACTAGGAGTAATGAGTGTAGTATTTCGCAGCATTCAATATATTGAAAGTCTCGATGATTTTAAAGATAAAGATCTCGAGCGTAAATATTTAATACAGCTTTGTGAAAGTTATGATGCACTTATAACAGGAAGACATAATAAGAAAAGATGCATTGATGAAATCAGCAGACTAGAACATGCAATGGCAAATCCTGATAACTTAAATAAGGGATTGATTTAATGAAGGATAATGATACGAGTAGTATTAATTACTACTCGTATTTTTAACCGAAAGTTAACTAATACCTATGAAAAATACAGCTAACGTCCATTTAATGAAGTAATGAGGTGAAAATTTTATGAATAAAAAAGCTGTAAAGGATAGTCGATTCTTGACAGAATATGTAGAGCAAGCAACAAATGCTTTGCTTAAGACTTATCCAGACTTAGACAAAAAAGAAGTAACGAAACTAGTTACAAAAGAAGTAGAAGATAAATTAATGAATCCAGAGGTTAAAGTTGCTAATACTTATACTCACGAAGCACAAACCTCTACCCTATTATCGACGCTAGATTATGTAATGGAGAGAAAACCGATAATAGGAGCAAATGCAACATTCTTTAAGCAACACTCAGAAGCAGTAAATGCAAATGCTGTCATGCTTAATGAGTTTGACGTATCGAGATCAGACGAAAAGAAGCAGATGTTTGCAGCTGAACAGTCACAGGATAAAATTGCTTATAATATCCATAATAATGGTCAGCTTAACTTTAAATCTCTTTCTAACTCATGGTATGGTGGAAATGGACTAACAACCTCTCCTTTTTATAATAAGGAGTGTGCTGCCACTACGACAAAGACAGCAAGGTCAGTAATATCTACGGCAATGACTACATTCGAGGCAGTACTCGCTAACACATTCACATTTGTAGATTTACAGGAATTTTATACTTGGTGTGATACTGTACTAAAGGAAGAAATAGAAATTGATGAGTGGGTTGTAAGAAAGAGTGCTGAAGACTGCTTTAATAGATTCATAGATAGAGTAGTTGTGAAGGAAGAAAATGATGAAGAACTGATGATGAATTACTTGGAAAACAGAAGTACTGAAGAACTTACCAGATTATATTGGAAGTATAATCTAATGAAATTTACAGAGGAGCATCAGTACATTAAAGATTTATTCCATATTGTGTATTCATCAATAAGGTCATTTCCCCAGATGAAAGACGATAATGATTTATCTGTTGTACCTGAAGAATACTTAGAAGAGGTAAAAGCTTCAAATTCTCCTCAGAAAGCATGGAAGAAGATTAGAGAGTATGAGTTATTTTATAACCCAAATAAAGCTCCTAAGAGTATAGAAGTTCCACTTAAGCACTTATGTGACTTAATGATGAAATATGTCTATGCTCCGTTTATGTTTACTGACAGGATGTACAAGCTAAAGAACTTCAGAAGAAATGTCGTAACTACGATTGATACAGATAGTAATATCTTATCACTTGATCCTTGGATAGAATATTGCTTCGACGAGGTGATGCAAGGAGATTATGGTAGACCATATATAGACAATGTATTCATCAATATCAATGTGATTACCTATATCATTACACAGGTAATTTCTACTACTCTTGATTTATATGGTATCCATAGTAATGTAGCAAAAGATTATAGGTGGAGATATCAGATGAAGAATGAGTTCTTCTTCTCTAAGCTAATTCTAGCAAATGTAAAGAAGAGATATCTAAATAAGATGGTTCTTCGAGAAGGTAATCTACTTGTTAAACCTAAATATGATATTAAAGGTTACGACTTTAGGAAAGCAAGTACATCAGATGAGACTGCTAACTTCTATTTGGATGTAGTAAAGAATGAATTATTAGAGAAAGACGATATTGATGTTGTAAAGATTCTTAATATAATGAAGCAATTCCGAAAAGATATTAAAGAATCTTTGCTAGAAGGAGACACCAAATATCTTCCAATAGGAAGTCCAAAGGAATTGGCTGCATATGATGATCCTAAGAGAGAGCAAAGTATTCGTGCAACTTTTGCATGGAATGCTCTTTATCCAAATGATCAAATAACGTTACCTGCAAAGGTAAGTATACTAAAGACAAATATCTTCAATATAGATACTATTAGCGAACTAAAAGAAAGTAACCCTAGAATCTATAGCGCGATAGATGAGGTTATTTTTCATGATAAGACTGGCATGTTTATTAAGACAAGTTCTGATAAAGAAAAGATAGAAGGGTTATCAGTAATAGCCATACCAAATGGTAATAGAATACCTGATTGGATTATTCCTTATATAGATTACACCACAGTAGTAAATGCAGTGCTTGCACCATTTAAGTCTGTAACAGAAACTTTTGGCATACCTAGTATAGAGGAAGGACCGACAGGTAGAAAGTCAGTAGGATTTTCTAATATAGTGCAATTGTAGGAGGGAGTTATGATAGGAATATATGGTGACACTAAACCAAAAGATGAATTCTATTCATTATTAAGAAGCCGAATAAATCTAGATGCAGATATTACTGACAGTACACCATGTACCCAGATAGTCAATAATGAAATATGGGTAGATAGGACAGTTTGTGCTTGCAGTGCTAACCAAATATGGTTATTGGCTCTCGTATTCAATACAGCTATATTAGAAATGGAAGCATGTTGGAAATCTGATGTTATGAATGATTACTCAGGATTGCAAAAGAAGGTATGTGATATAATTACACTTTACATATCAGGGCATTCATCGCACGATACATTTTCCAAAGAAATAAGCATGTACACTAGTGAAGTAAAAAAGGTGGGAAGAATAATATATGGGATTCAGTGAAATAGTATTTTTAATATTGAAGATAGAGATTGGAATACCTGTTGTTGGATTATTAGTACTTTTAATCACAGCAATAGTCGTACGTATCCAAAATCATTTCAAGAAATAAAAAGCAAGAAGAGTTGGAATTTATTTTCCAACTCTTCTTTTTTATAGGATTTCTTATCTGGATATCTCCTACTTCTGGTTACCCATATCCGTAAATGACGGAGTAGCATACATCCAGTTATTTGCTGACGTATCAAGATCAGCACCCTGCTCGTAATCGCTCTGATTATCACTTGTGATAGGTGTACGATAATATCCGCTATTGGTATCATCTGTACCAGCAATGCTTCTAGAATCTGAAGATGCTCTAGAACCGATTTCACCTGTAACAGGATTGTATCCTGTAGGATTAGCAACGATTGAGCTATCAAGACCTGTGCAGTACTCAAGAGAGTTAACCATAATCTGATTAGCCTTAAGCAACCACTTAGCCTTCTCATTAACATCAAGTCCCTCACGCTTTGTACATGTGAACTTAACATCTACTTCTACATGCTTATGATCACTTGGGTCATCTGCATTAAAGTGATCCGTAGGAATTTCCTTAGGGAAGCAGTTTGTCAAATGGCAAGCATACTCAACCTTCATACCGCTACGGTCTGTCTGTACATAGATAAACTCTGCTGTATGATTTGCCTGAGAATATCCCAACTTACCAGATGCGATCATACCATTGTAATGAAGCAAGCTGGTATCAAGGTCAACTGTCATGTTGATCCATGTGTGAAGAATCTCTCTTACAGGAGAACCATTTAACTCAACGAGCTTAACTGTAAACTCATTTGTTGAGTCTGTAACTCCCTTAGGGATTTCGAATGACCTTCCGCCATAACCGCCCTTGATTTCATCAAACTCAACAGTTGGGTTCTGGAGTCCTGAAACACCAAGGTTAGCATACTCTAGCATATGCTTAAAGGCATTAAACTTCTCAGGTGTATCCTGAAAATAGGTCATAACTGATATAGGCTTTCTAACCATGAATAATCTTGGATAGTTAGCCATCAATGGATCCCAACCCTTTAATGCAGAATAATTTGTGTTTAATCCGCCAAGGGTTAAGGCATATTTTGTTATTTTACTGGCGTCGTATTGATGAGCACCAGTCTGAATTGTAATAGCCATAATCATTTACTCCTTTCAATTTATTTTATTCGTCGTCGCTGTCAGCCTGATATGTCTTCTGGTTAACATCGATTTCGATAAGAGTAATTTCGCTTCTAGGATAGAATGTAACTGCAACGTATACGTGAGTAATGTTGCGTTTGCTCTCATACTCATTTGCCTTGTACTTGATATCGAATGAATCGAATCTTGTGCCCTTAAGGTACTCGTACTTAGCAAGTAAGTAATCTCTCATATCCTTACGACGCTCTGGTGTTGTAATGTTATTTCTATTAGCTCTGAACTCAGCCTCCATAGCACGCTTCAAATCAAGAAGTGCAATAACGTTGTTCTCGATTGCAAGATCAGAATTTGTTGTATTATCATCAGCGGCTTTGATGAATGTGTGGTCAGTTGCTCTCTCGAATCTATTAACACCTGTAGACTCGAAGAAGTTGATGCCTGCATCATAAAGTGCCTGTTTAATCTCGCTATCACTCTCATCAATTGCAGGTGAAAGTGAATCTTTGATGTGTCCTGAAAGAACAGCATTTGAACCTGTTCTAGGAATAGGAGACTCATCGTTAGCTCTTAAGTAAACAGGGTCTGTCATAGCAAGATAGTATGTGATTGTAACACGTACACGCTTACCTGTGCAAGCCTCTTTAATCTTGTAATCATGTGTATCAACACTGAGCAAGAAGTTATTCTCAAGAGTATCGAACTCTTCAACAAGCTCCTCGATAGGAGTAAAGTCTATGATCATGTTGGCAATATCAACAGTACCAAGAGACTCTCTGAATCCTGTATCAAGATGTACAGGAGAATCCATTCTATGAAGAGCAAGACGAACAAGAGCTGCCTTTGTAGCCATACTGTAGTTTGCATCATAAAGTGTCTCAACTGGAATTCTTCTAGCTGAAAGAATGAGCTTATCTACATCACCAAGGAATGCTCTCTGGTACATCTCTTCGTAAGCTGCTTCTCTAACGTCAGAATCTGTGCTTCCGAATACACCATCGTCACCATTGTCAAGATTAATGCCTGAAACGCTATCAAGTGTAATGATATCTGTCTCAGTATAATCTGCGATATTTTCATCATCATCCTGAATATCATCTGTCTTCTTTGTCTCGAAAACGATATATGGCTGAGCTGTTGCTGCCTTTGCAACTGATTTCTTTAAATTCAATCCGAAGAATGGGTCGAATATTGTCTTATCAGGGATTGTGATAACTTCATCTGGGTATGTATCAACAACAGTGTTGCAGAACTTAACGTATGTATCGTAAAGTGATTCAACATTCTCATCGAATACATGGATATTTGCTGCAATATCAGAAGCATCTGCATCCTCAATAACATCGTTTACAAAGTTAGCGATATCAAGTGAAGGATTAGCAATAATTGTAGCGTTTGTTGCTTGAACAACTGTAACGCCGTTCTCAACATCAAGAATCTCGAATGTATAGAACTTTGTGCTGTAATCCTTCTCGTATTCTGTATTTGATGTAATACGCCAACGTAAGTTGTTACCGTATACACCTCTACCCTGAGCTGTAAATACAGCGATAGGTACCTGAGTGTAACCTTCATCGTCAACATATGCACCATCGACTGCAACTCCATCAAGAAGTGCTCCGCAATCGTTAATAAGGTCACGGTCTGCCATTGGGTTCTCTGTATCGTCAGCGATTGCAGCTACGTCATCATCGCTTAAATTCTTAGCTGTAAACTTAATTCTGAATGCCTTATTTGTAACATCTTCCTTATACCATAAAGACAATACAGAGTTTGCATACTTTGCATCATCCGGCATTACACGAAGACACCAAACCTCAACGTTTGAATTTGAGAGGTATGCTTCTGGCATAAGATGTGGCTGACCATATTTTGCATAATTGGTCTTACCAAATGTTGCATAATAATCGTCTAGGCTACTAACGCTTACCAATTTATTATCTATTCCCTTGGCTGATGCAAAAACAGCAAGGTATTTCATTGTGAGAGTCTCACTCGTTGTTTGCGTTATGTCCTGCGCCGAATTATCATTAATATATACTTCCTCATGAGGGAAAGTATACTTTGGAATGATTTGAGTAGATCTAGGCATAATTTTCCTAACCTGCTATTATATAATACCAATACACCAGTAATACTAGAGTATATATAACTGGTACTACTAATAACAGTACCTCCTTTCTTTTTTGATAAAATTAAATATGATTGAGTTAATAATTACCATCTTGGAATTTATAATCCTCCTTCAATATTTTTCTTTAACGTTTTGTTCGCATACGTTTTGCTGGGAGAGGGCTTCAAATGCCCTTTAGGTATTGTAATTATTATGAATGCAAAAAAATAAGATTTTGTAAAAAATGGCACATAACTATATCAAATGGCTGAATTTGTCAGCAGAAAGGACATATAATATGGAAATTGAAGTTGAAAAATTGAAACCTATGGTAAGTTATTCAGAAGACATATCAGAAGCAAAAAAGAAGATATTTGATGCACTGTATCCTAATTCTGATATTAACACAGACGAACTAGTTGAAAAGACACAAGAAGAGATAGAGCATGATATAGAAAGTGCAGCATGTGATGGATTTTACATAGCAGCTGCTAAAAAGAGAATATTCGATACTTTGTATTCGGGTTCTGATCTTGCTCAAGGATATAAAAAATATGCAGATGCAGTAAGAACTTTTGAAAAGATAGTAATTATGACAGAAGCACTAAGTAAAATGATTGATAGAATTAAACATGCACAGATTGCAATGGTACCGCAAATAACAACCATGTACCGTGCTAAGAAATTTAATGAATTAACTAGTGTTATAGAAGATGGAATACGGCTGATAGATACATCATTAAATGGTACAGTGATGTTATCAGGTGGTGCAAATGAAATGATTAAAAATATACTAACCCAATTTAATAATATCGGAATGACATATGTCGGTACATCGTCATGCCTAATAGATGACGGGTGCAACATTAATGAGGATTTAAGTGGATTTACAAATTGGATGTCTGATATAGAGACATCAATACAATAAAAAAGAAGGTAGCGATTAATTTCGCTACCTTCTTTATTTTTTATCCTTTAGCTATTTGAGAAGCTAATTGTGAATTTTTACTAGGGGTTGTATTTGCTGATGTAGTGTTATTAGTAGAACTATTACCACTATTTGAAATTATGACATTTCCATTTGACCCCGTATTAAGGACATTAGTTGATTTTGATAATCCGCTAATTCCACTGTTAATATTCTGTAAGTATCCAGTATTAGTTGAAATTGCTTCAAGTATCTTAATAGCGTTAGCTATCAACTCTTCCATCTTACCACTTGTTGTAGTAGTTGATGTATTCAATGTACCTGTGGTTGTAGTAGCATCAGAGAATCCTCTACTAATATCAGTTGTTGAATTATTGAGAGAGGTTGTTAAGTTAGCAAATGCTGTTGAGTTAACTAGTGACTCTCTTGTAAGAGTAGCATCAGAAGCATCACCTCTTCCGCCAAATCTTCTAGTTCCAGTACCACCATTATTACGTGGATCATTAGGATCTTCCATATCGTAATTAGGATCGTCTCTCCAATCATCAACACCAAATAAGTTATAAATACCTTTGGCATTTGCAAGTCTCTTTTGATACCATGATGGTTTCTTTGAAGAGAATCCCGCACTCATTTCATATCCATCAAGGACATCTCTTGTTGCATCTTCTACGTTATCTACTGTAGATAATTGAGTCTTTACAGAAGAATATTTATTAGCCATTTCATTATCAAAGAACTTAAGCTGAGTATTTGTATCACCCCATTCACCACCATTTTCTTTAGCATAATTAAAGAGGTTATATCCACGAGAACCAGTCCATTGTGCAAGACCTACTCCGGGGTAATAATTGCCGTCGGTTCCCTTGTATCCACTCTTATTAATGGTAGTATTCTTATAAGCAGGGAATAAGATATTCTCAGTATAATCATTCATTGAATCATTATCAGCGAGTACAGTACTTGCACCGGGATATTTAGGTAAGAAATCACCTTCAACACGGTTGGCTGTATTGCTTGATTCTGTTTCCCAGCATCCCATAATACCTGATGCTGCATATTTGTTGTATCCTTGGTCTCTTAAATGATCCCAGATCTTTTGTTTCTCATTAGTCGTAGCTACTGTAGCAGCACTTGTTGAAGAACTTGATGAACTGCTGCTGTTATCTGTAGATGTTGAACTAGAATCAACTGTTGCAGTTGTTCCGTCGTCACTACCACTGACTTTGTTGTATGACCAATCGCCAGTTAGTAATCCGTTCAGTGCACTAGAAGCAAAGTTAGAGAATATCTGTCCAATTTTACTCAAGATACTTGTAAATCCACCTGATGATGAACTACTTGAATCTGATGAGCTTGAACTTGTAGATACAGCATTTGAAGAGCTATATGTTGTACCACTTCCTGCTTCGTCTGCACTAAGTATTGTAAATGTAGCACCACTAGAAAGAGCTGCTTGTGCTACTGATGAAAGTCTCCAGATTAATGTGTAGTCTGAATGGCTTGAATATGTTGCACCTGAACTGCATAATGCATTTGTAGAACCACCATTCCATACATGGTGCTTGCTATTATTGTCATTATAAGCAAATATTTCAGCATGACCACTTCTGACCATGATATCACCTTGCTGGAGGTTATCCCAACCGGGCCAGTCTATTCTAGTAAAGTACCTAGGGATAGCACCATCCTTAAGCATTGCATTAGAGTTAAGCGATGTACCACTATCAATGGCACCATAAAGCTTAAGCATTGCAGTAATAATACCTGTACAGTCGGTTCTAACACTAAGTGATTGACCATTGACTGTGATGGTGATATAACCTGACTGATTGTATGTAGGTGCTTGTTCAGCTACCTTCTGTTTAACTGCTGTAATTATTGCAATCCAGTTAGCTAAATCTGTTTCAGCTGTACTTGATGATTTCTTATATACAGCACTACTTGCAGTAATGTCCTGAGTATTTCCATCAACTGTGTAGCCGCGTCCGCCAAACCATCTGTGACGTCCATTTCCACCAAATGACCAAGCTTTTCTAGTATTATTTGCAAGCGTTGCAGCACTATAAGCCTTAGAGTATGATTTACCTCTAGGGTCGTTTACTAAGACATTTCCATTATCGTCTAATCCAACAGCTACTACGTAGTGACCTGATGGAGTAAATGCAGAACCAGAATCACTTACACCATTAAGAATAACTGGTCTTCCAGAACCTACGCTATCCTTGATATAATCCTCAGATGGATTCTCTGTAGATGTATGTCGTAATCCTAATTGGCTTCCTGCATAGTCGATAAATTTCTCATTAGTTCCTGTTTCATCCCTAAATCCAGAAGCACTTGCTAATTGTGCCATATCAGTAGGAGTAACTACATTAGAACCTTGTGATGCAACCATAGCCATAGCTGTAGGACCACATCCACTATCTCCCATTGTAGCACCGTCATCTGTACCATTGCTGTTTGTGTAAGGACTATTCTTCCAAGAAGCATCATTCTGTGAATAGTATGCAAAGTTATTCTCAGTATCAACTGTAGAAGTTCCTCTTCCACCAAATCCTAACTGTCTACCTTTACCATTACCACCAATTGTATCTAGTCCAACTCCACTTCCACCAGAAGAAGATTCTGATTCAGTAGTTGTACCACTTGCTCCTGTTAGCCATTTAGTAAAGCTATTCCATTTATTCTTTACGGTGTCTTTTGCATTTGTCCATGCTTCTTTAGTTTTAGTCTTGATAGTATCGAGAGCTTTCTTAGCTTCACTATCTTCTATGATTTCACCCTTTACAAGAGTTCCCTCATTTAGTAATTCATTAAATTCATCACTAGTTAATTGGCGATTCTCAACTAAATCACCATTAATTGTGTAGTAATCATAATTACCATCACTATTAGCTACATAATATCCAGCACCATCTGCTGTGTACCATGCATCTGTTGATTTTGTCATAATCTTCTTATTTACAGCTGAAAGGAATCCATTCTCTCTTACATCAGTTATGAAATCTGATGCTTCTTTCTTAAAGTTACTTAGAGTAGATTTGATTCCATCAAGACTTTCTGTGAAAGTAGATGTAACTTTCTCGCGCAATTCATTGAATTTTATCTTGATAGTTCCATCAACTGTAACTGTATCTTCTACAACTAAGCCAGAATCAACTAAATCTTGGAATTCCTCATCTGTTAATACTTCGCCAGTTGCATCTCCAAGAGTTGTACATTTCTCCCAGCCACTACCGTTGTATTTGTAGTAACCTGAACCGTCTGCTAATTGCCATACGGTTTCAGTATGAGTAAAGAGATTCTTTACTTTATTCTTTGCAACTCCAACAGCACTTTTTATATTGTCCCATTTAGTTGCTAAATTGTCTTTAATAGAAGTAGCTGTATCTTTAAGGAAACTTAAAGCATTAGAAGCAACCTCTTTTGCAGTAGAAATAGCATTATCCTTAATTTCAGAAATCTTTGCTTTGACTGATTTGCTAAGAGTTCCCTCTATAGCTTCGATTTTCTTTACAACAAGACCTGAATCTATTAATGATTGCATTTCTTCATCAGTAATTGTCTCACCAGTAGGGTCATCCTCAAGAGTATATTTCTCCCAAGTACCATCTTGTGCTGAACGATAATATCCAGTACCATCAACCAAGCTCCATACAAATTCAATATTACCTAAGGCTTTATTGACTTTCTTGCTAAAGTTGGTTACTTTGGTTAAAGCATTGCTTGCTTTTTCACTTACAGTATCCCATACTGCTGATAATTTCTCTTTTGCTGTATTAACTACACCTTTAGCTTTACCCAGAACATATGTTACATTCTTGGTAACTGCTTCTTTTACTGTAGTTCTATCCATAGTCATAGTAGTCTGAGTAACAAGACCACTCTCTATCATCTGGTTAAGTTCATCATCTGTAATATTTTCACCAGTTTCATCACCTTCTGGTCCACATTTGTCCCATCCATTAATTGTAGACATCTTGTAATAGCCAGTACCATCTACGCACTCATAAACAGTCTCATCATGTGATGATACTAATCTTACTACACTAAGAGTATCACGTTTAACTCTCTGCTTAGCCCAATCAAGAGCTGAACTAGCTTTCTCTGTAACTGAATTCCATACAGTAGAGAGTTTTTCTTTGGCTTTAGATGCAACTGATTTAGCTCCATCCCAGACTGTACTGAGAGCTTCACCAACTTTAGTTGCAATCGTACCTTTCTCAAATTTGATATGCTTGGTTACCAGTCCTGAACTGATAAGAGCGTTCATATCTTCATCAGTAATTGTATCACCAGTTTCGTCTCCATTAGTGGTATACTTAACCCAAGTTCCACTATTTCCACTCTCATAATATCCTGATCCATCATTTAATACCCATGCCCATTCAATATGAGGTTTTAGTCTATATGCTGCAAGAGCTATATTAGATGCAGTATCAAGAGCTGAACTAGCTTTCTCTTTTACTGTGTTCCAACCAGATTTTATCTTCTCGGTTAATCCACCTATACCACCACTAACGCTCTTATTCATTTCATCAGTATTAACTGCCTCTTGTGAAATATCACCGAGGTTATTTCCTTCAGAATCATATACGGTAAAAGTTCCGTCACCATTATCAACATACTTATTTCCAGTAGTAGAATCTGTATAAGAAGCTTTTCCTGTAAAGAAAGTCTTAGTTGATTTCCAGACATTAGATGCAGTTTTACCAATTTTATATCCAATAGATTGATTTTGGTCTGCATTCCAGTCTTGGAATGACTGAGTACTAACTGAGTAGTCACCATTAGAAACTCCTTCTTGGAATTGCTCTAATGTAACTGAACTGTCTATAATACCAGCAGCTTTCTGAGTTTCATACTGTTGCTCAACTGACTCATCTCTTTGTGATACGAATTCAGCTTGCCATTCCTCTTTAGCAGAGTTTAATTCAGCAGCTGCATCTTCACCACAAATCACGCCATACATAATACATGCAATGGCATTCAATAAGTCAAATCCGCATACTTCAGCTACTATTCCAGAAATAACATCAACTATTGCACCAAGCGTTGTTGCTGTGGCAACAGCACCAATTATAGCAGAGATAACTCTCATGACATTATCTACTTTATCACTAGATACTTGGAATAATCTGGCAGTACCACTAACACCATTAATTGCACCAACTGTTAAAAATACAGCAGTACTAATTCCAGCTGTTAATGCAGCGCCACCTTCGTTCTTAGCAGTAGCAGCAGCTACTTCACTCGTAACCTGAGTCTGCTTTTCAGTTGCAGCTTTTACAGCTTTTTCTGATATTGTCTTTAGTGATTGACCTAATTTGCTTTCTGCAATATTAGGATATTTTTCAAGAAGTTTAGTAGCCAAGTCATCAATCCATGTTGTAAATTTACTAATAATAGTTTTGAATAGGGTCTTTCCACCTTTTTCAGCAACGTCATCTGCTGATTGTGTAGCGATCTTTGCAGTAGTCTGCGAAATTACTTCACCTGTAGCACTATCTACAACATCACCGCTAACTCTTTCAACAACTGACAATGCAGTTGAACTTGCGGCTTTCTCAGCTGTTTTAGCAGCTGTATTAGATGCTATTTTATTACTTATTGCTGTAGAGGCTTTCTTTACTCCTTTACCGAGTAATTTGGCACCACCCTTAACAACTTTTCCAGTTAGTTTTCCTAATGGACTCTTAGCAATATCTCTACCCACATTTACAAGTAGATTTGTTCTGCTACCAGAATTAGCATCCCATTGACCTTCATCAAGAACGAAATCATTGGCAGCTTGTAAATAGTCACCGTTTTTAATGTCATTGACAACTTGCTTCGCATCTTCAATTTCATCTTGAATTTGCTCACCAGTGCTCTTTTCATCAGTACCTGCATTTTCATCTTGCCACCATCCTAGAGTTTGTGCAATACCTTTTACAGCAGTGACAGCACCATCTATTCCATCTTTAATAGCAGGCAATATATTCTTAATACCATCAATGATATTTGGAAGTAATTTGATTACAGCAGCACCTATCGCTATTGCACCAAGAGTTACAATACCTTTCTTCTTTGAGAATACCTCAAACCAAGATTTCTTGTGCTCTCCTGTATGTTCTGCAATACTTTCAAGAGCTGTAAGCATCTTTTCTTCGCGTTCATTATCGCCTTCCTGCTCTTCTTTCTCTTCAGCAGCTTTCTTTAATTCCTCATAGGAATTCTTTTTCTTAAGTCCATCTATTATGCTACCGCTCTTCTCAGAGACATCTTGGAACATCTCTGTGAATTCTTTCTTAGCATTTTTAGCTACGCTGGTAATCTGAACTTTAAGTCCTTCTGCACCTTGTGCAAGAACCTTACCAGCTGTTCTAGGTACGAAGATTTCGGCAGCACTTAAATCAGGACCACCGTCACCAACAAGTACTGGTGAATTAGGGTTTACTGGACCACCTTCTGCTCTTGCTTTACCTTTTCTTTTGAATATATTTGATACTAAGGATTTACCCTTATCAAGAAGACTCTTCTTTTCAGAATTATCCTCACCCATTGAAAATAATTGAGATTGTATATCTTCATCGGTGGATTCTTTATTGAATTTGCTTTTAACGTATTTAAATAGACCACCTGAATTTTCAACATTGTCGAACCATTTAGCAATTTTACTTTTTTGGGTGGGTAGTTTAGCTGATCCTTGGGCGTTTCCTGCAAGTGCCTCCCATGGGTTAACATCATCATCTTCAGGAGATGCATCACGATTCAACCATTTTTGTTCAGCTTCACCCGTAAGAGGTTTGAACTTCTTAGTCTTAGGATTGTATTCCATACCGTTTTCAGCAGCGATACGAATCATTGCTTCTTCGTCGTCTTTATCACTACCTTCAGTTAGCATCTGTTTAAGGATTCTTTCCTGAATATCAGTCTGCTTCTCAGCTTCGCTAAGTTGCTTCTCGCCAGTTTCATTGGATGCTTCCATTAATGTCTTTTGAACTTGCTGCGGATCTTCGTCAAAGCTATAATCTTTACCTGTCTTTCTCAGTTTAAGTGTTTTACCTTGAGCCAGAGCTTCATCTTGAGCCTGCTTCAATGTATCAGCTGTAAAGTATTTTACATCATAACCAAGTATTTTTGCTACTTGTTGACGGTTATAATCTCGGTCTTTTCTTTCTATACTATTAGCTTTAGCTTGCCTCTTCTCATCAGATTTCTTAGCTGCAGCTTCATAATAACCTTTTCGCCATTCACTGCTTGTAAGTTTAGATTTAAGGGTATTAATTTTTGAACCAATTGTAGTTCCAATCACATTACCATCTTCATCAGTTTTTGGTCTAAAGAATTTATTTCGAATAGCATCTTTTGCATTATGAAGAGTCGTACTTACACGATTTTTAATTGCTTTTCCTAAACGTCCGAAAGTCTGATTCCAGAAGTTCTTAACGCCATTCTTAATCATGTGACCGATGCCACCAATTAAATCTCTGGCAAAAGTAAATAGTTTCTTTAAACCGTTTCTAATAGGATTTGTAATAATCAAACCTATTTTGTTAATTAGCTTGAATGGTGCTGTTATAACTGCTTTAGAGAAATTATAAACTATATCAACTGCTTTGCCAATTACTTTCCTTGCAGGTTTAATGATCGTTGCAGTGACATTTTTTACTACAGGTGCTATAAATTTATTATAACCTTTTTGGAGTACTCCTCCAACAGTTTGAATTATCTTATCCTTAGCATTATTAATCGTTTCGCCAATCTTATCAGCTATTACTGAGAATGGTAATCTGATGGTTTCGAGTATATCATATTTTAAGGTGATTTTAGCATCTTCTAGCAAATCCATTGCCTTACTCTTCATAGGTGCAAATAGTTCTACGTGTACGTAGTTTCCGAATTTCTGTAATAATCCACCCTTCTTATCACCAGTTTCAGGGTCTTTTTTACCAAATAAGAATTCTCTGAATTTAGCACCACCAGCAGCAATACCTGTAGCAGCTCCTAATATAGCACCACCAAGAGGTCCAGCAGGAGTAGCCATAGCTCCTAATATACCCACTTTACCAATTATAGCTGCACTTAAACCACCACCAACTGCACCAACTGACGCCATACCAAATAATCTCTTATTTGCTTCTTGGTCTTCTTTGGTGACTTTTCCGTTCTCACCACTTCCACCTTTTCCGCCAAATATCTTCTTTACAGAATCTATTATTCCTTGCTTACCAGTATTAGGGTCACCATATAAGAAATTCTGGAAAGTTTCAGATTTTCTTATCATTGAGGATGCGGCTCCAAGAGCAGCTCCTGCAAATGGTCCACCAACCAAGTTACCAAGTAAACCTACAGCAGAACTAGGGAATACAAAAGATTTTATTGCACCAAGAACTCCACCAGTAATAATAGAACTCTTATTATCTTTAAAGAATTTTTGTGTCTTATCAGAGATTAATCCTCCAACTTTGGATTTATTTCCATTTTCATCTTCAACTTCAGTACCAAATAAGTACCTATTAAACTTTTCAGATTTAGAAAGAAATCCTGTAACTCCTCCAATAGCAGCACCACCAAAAGCACCACCAATAAGAGAACCAAGAGGACCACCAGCCATTGTACCAAGCATTGCTCCAATAGCTGCTCCTTTACCAGTATTTGGAAGTCTTTCTTTCATGGTTTTGGTGATTTTCTCTTTAGCTTCTTCAGGAGAAGTATCATCTCCAAATAAAGCTGTAGACCAACCTTCAACACCTTTCTTGAAAGAATCTTTTATGAAACCAAATGCTCCTTCACTATCCTGAATCTCTTTTCCACTTTCATCAGTGTGTTTTTTACCAAAAAGAAAGCCGTTGACATTCTCTTTGATATCACCAAATATCTTAGTGGCTGAATCTAGTAGTGAAGTTCCGGGTTCTGCTGTAACAGTTTCACCCTTACTATTCACATAGGTTTTACCATTAATCTTTTGGATAAGAGATTTGTAAGTATCATTAAGCATATTTCTGGTACCAGAGAATATACCCTGAGCATTTCCATCTTCATCTTTTCCAAATAGCCTAGTCTTTAATGGGTCAAAGAAGTTTTCTTTAGCAGTATTCCAAATACCTTTTATACTATCTGAGAATATACTACCAAATTCTGCAGCAGCTCTAGACGTATCGCCTTTCATTATAGCAAATAAAGTATTATTTATTTTGCTTCCTACTTTAGCAATACTACCTTCACCCCAGTTATCGCCAATTAGGTTACCGATTAATCCACCACCGTCTTCATCATGACGACCATAGCTCTTATCATCACTTTCCCAATCAGCAATAGCATCAATCATTCTTTGGTCACTATTCTTGACACCATTTTTCTTAGCAAGTTTTCTATTATGTCTATCGATAGCTTTATTTTTAGCTTTATCCACAGGATTGATTTCCTTATTTATTTTACCGATAGCAGCTTTATATTTACCACCACCATATTCATTAAGGAATTGAACAAACTTACCTTGATTTTCACCACCAAGTCCCATTGCATGAATATTGTAAGTATCATAATTCTCAGAGAAATCCTTCATCATTTGATTCCAAGAACCACGTACATCCTGCTGTGCTCTAGCAGCTCCACCTATTGCAGTATTTCTACCATATAGAGTGCTAATAGCAGTAGCTAATTTCTGTACACCAATATCATTCTTTCTATCACCAATCTGGGAAATAAGTTGATTAATCTTAGAATCTTTCTTATTTACATCCCAATCAGATACAGTAAGATTGTCATTGGTTGTACCAAGTACAGCCGCTAATCTTTCAAATGCTTTAGTATAAGCATCTCTTTCTTTATCATTAAGATTATTGCCTGCATTAGCAAGAGCTTCACCAAAATTAGTATTCTTAAAAGCTCCTGTCATTCTATCGACCATATCGGTCATAAATTTCTCATACATATCAGATTGCTTTATGTATGAATTACTCTTTGAGTCAAATACCTCTGCTTGCCCAGTCATAGTCTTAGCATCTTTCTTAGTAACTACCTGAGCAATTTCTTTCAAATACGCTGTACTTTCCCTTGCATATTTAGGAAGAACTTCTACTAGCGTATTTCGTGTAATTTGGTCAAATGTAGCAGCATCCTTTGTAATTTCTGGAAGAGCTATACCAGATTTTACTTTATCAGGATGAATACCAAATAATTGACCAATGATTTTCTTTAGTCCTTTTGAGCCATCTTCAGCCCAATTTCCCATTTTAATCATACTATCAGTAATAAAATCACCGACAGTTTTGTCAACCATTTTAATGGTACTATTTACCACCTTAGGTATCATTGCACTTACGAGAGAACTTGTAAGTCCACCTACAGGGTCAGCCAGCATCATATCAATAGTTTGATCATTGATAAATGCTGTTATCATACCAAATTGGCTTTTCTGCAACTGATTCTTCAAGTTGCGTTTTAAATACTCTTTATATGAGTCAACATTAACTGCACCTGTTTCAGTAAAACTATCCATAGGATTAAAAGAATCATCCCATTGATATTCCTTACTAGGTGCACCAACTTTCTCTAATCTATCTAATGCACTTTGATAGAATTTGGCTGTGTTCTCATTATGAAACTGAAGAATAGCACTAAGAGTATTATTCATAGTATTCATCTGAGATGACATCTCGCCAAATCCTGCTTGCATTTCTGATATCACAGAAGAGAACATACCTGTGTTACTTTGTATAAGTGCTTGAGCTGCACTTATTGTAGTTTGGGAATTTGTATTCATTGCACTAGTAATTGCAAAAGTAGCAGTTCCTAATGCTTTATTATCAGCACCACCATTTACAAAAGTAGCATTAACAGTAGTACCACTATCATCATCGGAATCCCCAGAATCAAAGTCAAAATCGCCGAAGCTATCAAAATCATAATCATCATCTCCACCCATGAAGGCTTCTCCTCCACGGTCGGGATTATAGATGTTTCCTGTTTGAATATCTTTGGCAGCTTGTTTTAAAGCTGTATTGGCTTTTTGAATGTACTTATTTTTGGACAAGTCTCTTGCTATAGAAATCAGATTAGCTGGTTTTAAAGAAGATTTTACTTTCTTACCGCCTTGATATAAAGTAGTACCAGTAGATACCATATTAGGGGCAACTTTAGAAAAATGATCTTTGGTTGCACCAGCAAGTGATCTACTAGCATTAGAAATCCATGCGGTTGCTTTCATCTGATTTGAACTTTCTACCGCCATAATTTGTACACCTCCTTTACTTAGCTCGTTAAGAAGCTGTTTTTTCTAGGGATATTACAAGAGAAAATAAAGAAATAAAAAGACTATATATAAGAAATGCAGTAATTTAGGAGCAACGCCAAGTGATACAGATGCAGATTCTATTTGCACTGCTATACAAAAAATCTATGATGATAGGTATAGCAGTGGAGAAAGCTCTGTA